ATACCGGCTCAGACCGCAGATGCTGCCTCTTACCGGGTGGAGATGCTGCCGCTGGCGATGCGCGTTGCCGTGTCCCAGCACACCCGGCTTTCCAGTGTCCGCGACCGCACGGGCATCAGCATCCAGGAGCACGTGCGCAGAGCCATCGATCTCTATCTGGCCGTCGTCGAGCGCGAAGCCATCGAGCTGGGGCATGTTCAGGCGCCTGCCGAAGCACCTGCCGACCATATCGAAAGTAACCGCCCGCTTACCGAGGCGCGTCAGCTCGCCAAACCAAAGGTGGTGCGCCGATGACCCGTAAGTCTACGGCTACAGTACCCTCGGTGGACCTTTCCTCTGGCGTAAGCGATGACGAACCGGAATTGTTCTCCGACGATACCGTGCTTGCCCAGACCGTTCCTCCCGCGGGGACCATCAGGTACATCTCCAGGATTCGCATCGTCGACGCCTGGCAGTACCGTGGCGCCCTTGCCGACGCCCCCGCCTTCGTGGACAGGAATTGGGCTGCCTGGGGCGAGTATGACGAGAAGCGGGCTCTTCCTGCCGGTCCCGCGCTGCGGGTCCCTACCCCAGGCGCCGTGGCGGAAAAACTCGCCAGGGCCGGCGACTACATCGTCCGGCAATCCGTCACCCTCGTTGACGGGCTTCCACCGGAGGAGCATATCGACGTCTGGCCCAGGGAGGATTTCGAGCGATTCTTTCTGCCGCAACGACAAAAGGCCCCAGCATGAAGATGCCACCAGGCTCGCCGACCCTTGAGGATGCCAAGGAGAAGCTGCACCGCCACTACAACACCATCGAGAAGACGCTTCTCAGGGAGGTGGACGAGCTGGCGAACTCCGGGTTTGCCGACCGCAGGTGGAGCGCAATAGCGCGGACCCATTTCGAGGAGGGGGTGATGGCGCTGCATCGCTCTCTCAGGGATTTCCCCGGCGACGACCCCAACCAGTATGGGAAAGTGCCGATGCCCAGCCCCGGCGGGTTCGAGCCGCCGCTGGTGGACGATCACCCGAACATCAGCGAGGCGCAGAGGAGCCTGCCGAAGGATGGCTAGCCCTGCCGTCCAGTCACCCCAGGAGATTTTCGCGGTAGACTTCGCCACCCTGGCCCGCGAGATCGCCCAGGATATTTTTTCCGTGGACCAGATCGTCGCCCTTCACAGGTTGACCAACGACGAGTGGCTTGCCATCAACGCGCATCCGCGCTTTCAGCGCATGCTCCTGGAGATGCAGCGGGACTGGAACTCGGCCGCCAACACCCGCGAGCGGGTTAAGCTGAAGGCCCAGACCGGGCTTGAATCCCAGCTTGAGGTGTTCATCTCCGAAATTGCCTCCGAGGGTGTGCCGCTCACCCAGAAGGTCGAGGCCGGGAAATTCCTCGCCCGGCTGGGGGAGATGGATAACTCCTCCAACATCGCCGCCACCCCAGGTTCTGGCATAACCATCAACATCCATACCTCGCAAGGCGCCAAACCCATCCACATCGAAGGCCAATTGGCCCGGCTCATCGACGGGCCTGACCCTACTTCCACCCACCTGCACGATCCCGATGGAGATTAATTACACGGCGCCTCCCACCCTAGGGCGCTTCATGGAGAGCGAGAGCTTCGCCCGGTTCGTCATCGGCCCTGTAGGGTCCGGCAAGACCACCGGGATGATCTTCGAAATCCTGCGGCGGGCTGCCTCCCAGCAACCAGGGCCTGACGGAATCAGACGCACCCGCTTCGCCATCGTCAGGCAGACGCTGGAGCAGCTGCGGATGACGGTCCTCCTGGACATACTGAACTGGCTGCGGCCTATCACCACCTACCGCGTCTCCGACAAGCTCGTCGTCATCAGATTCGCTGACATTCACAGCGAGTGGTACATGGTGCCGCTGGAGGACCCCGAGGACCAGCGCCGGCTTCTCAGCATGCAGCTCACCGGGGCGTTTCTGTCGGAGGCGATAGAGATGAGCCCCGACCTTGTGCCGGCGATTGCCGGTAGATGTGGACGTTTCCCGAGCGCTGCAGAAGGGGGCTGCACGTGGTTCGGGCTGATAGGCGACACCAACGCTCCCACCGAGGGCGGCGACTGGTGGAGATTGTTCGAGGACGACAAGCCGCCGGACTGGGAGGTGTTCCACCAGCCGTCCGGCCTCAGCACGCACGCCGAGAACCTGGAGTTCCTGCTGCAGACGCCGGCCACGCTCAAGCTGCCCGTTGATTCCATCGAGCGGCGAATCCAGGGGAGGACGTACTACGAGCGCCTCGCAAGGGGCCACAACGCGGACTGGGTGAAGCGCTACGTCCACGCCGAATACGGGGACGACCCTTCTGGCGCGGCCGTCTACCGTGGGTCGTTCAAGCGGTCGTTTCACGTGAAACCTGGGCTCAAGCCGACAATTGGGAAACCATTGCTCATCGGCCAGGACTTTGGGCGCAACCCCTGCACGCTGATCTGCCAGCAGGACCACACCGGAAGACTTTCCGTTTTGGAGGAAGTCGTCGCCGAGGACATCGGGCTCGAACTTCACGTGACGAAGTACCTCAAGCCCAGGCTTTTCCACGAGCGTTATGCCGGCCTCAAGTTCGCCGCGGTGGGCGACCCGTCGGGCAGGGCGAAGGGGAATTTCCTGGAGGAGAACAGCTTCGATGTGCTCCAGAGACTGGGTATTCCAGCTTTCCCTGCCCCCACTAACAACATCGATCCCCGTATTCTCGCTGTGGAAACCCTTCTGCTGCAGCAGCGCGACGGCGGTCCTGCCATCCTCGTCGACGAGGACCGGTGCCCCATGCTCGTCAAGGCGCTTGGCGGGAGTTACCGGTTCTCACGCACCCAGGCCGGCGTGACCAAGCCCCTGCCGGACAAGACCCACCCAGCCAGCGACCTGGCTGACTGCCTGCAGTACGTTTGCCTGTCGGTAAACAGCGGGCTGACAAACTTCATTTCCAGGCGCATAAAGCCAAGGTCGGAGAAAAAGCCCGCGTCGCGCGTCTCCGCGGCCGGATGGACCTAGGAGGACTGATTGGCTGGTCTGCGGCTCGTATCCCCCGAACAGCTGCTTGCCAACGAGGACCAGGCCGCGCAGGCTGAAGAAGCCGCCCGTCTCGCCGCCAACCAGAACACCGCCAGCTCGCTCTCGGCGTTCATCGACAACGAGTTCAATCGGATGGTCCGTCACCGGGACGGCGCCAGCGGCTGGAGCGATCGCCTGACCACGGCGATGCAGGTGTTCAACGGCAAGTATGGGCCGACCAAGCTGATGGAAATCCGCCGATTCGGCGGAAGTGAAATCTATGCGCGGCTGATCGCCACCAAGTGCCGCGGCGCCGCTTCCCTGCTGAGGGACATCTACCTCAACGCGGACAAGCCCTGGGGGCTCAAGCCGACCCCCAAGCCGACGCTGCCCGACGACGTGCTCGGCGACATCCAGACGCTCGTGCAGGCCGAGGCGCAGCACGCCACGATGGGCGGGGTGCAGCCGCCGCCCGACGAGGACATGGTCGCCGATCGCACCAAGCAGCTGATCTCTACTGCTGAACGTGCAGCGATCAAGAAAGCCAGACTGGAGGCGGATCGGGCGTTCAAGTCGCTCGACGATCTCCTGGTGGAGGGCGGGTTCTACGACGCTCTCAACGCCGGGCTGATCGACATCACCATGTTCCCGTTCATGTGCCTCAAGGGGCCGGTGGTGCGCACCATGCCGAGGGTCAGGTGGACCAACGGGCAGGCGGTGCAGGAAGAAGTTCCGGTGATGCAGTGGAACCGGGTGTCGCCGTTCGATGTGTGGTGGACGCCTGGGGTGTCCAACATCCGCGACGCGGCCGTGATCGAGCGCACCAGGATCACCCGCTCCGAGCTTAACCAGGTCATCGATCTCCCCGGATATAACACGGATGCTATACGGGAGGTGCTGCAGTGGTACGGGCAGTCGGGCTATGTCGAGACGATGGCGTCCACGGCCGACACCCAGCGCGCCGTCATGGAGAGCCGCGAGGACCCGCGGATGAACGAGTCCGGCCTCCTGGATATGCTCGAATACCATGGGTATGTGCAGGGAAGGCTGCTGCTCGAACAGGGGATGATGAGCGCCGACCAGATCGAAGACCCGCTGCGCGACTACTTCGTCGACGCGTTCAAGATCGGCCGCTACGTCATCAAGGTGCAGATGAGCCCGTCGCTGCGCAAGAGGCCATACTATTATGTCACCAGCTTCGAAAAAGTCCCAGGTACTGTTGTGGGAAACGCCCTTCCAGACATTCTTGCAGACATTCAGGACGCCACTAACGCTGCACTACGATCCCTCGTCAACAACATGTCCATCGCTTCTGGACCACAGGTCGTCATCAACGACGACCGGATCGCCGAGAACACCGACGGGGACGAACTCTACCCCTGGAAGCGCTGGCACGTGGAGACCGACCCCCTAGGGTCCAACAACAGCCAGCAGCCGGTGGTGTTCTTCCAGCCGAACTCCAACGCCCAGGAGCTGCTCGGTGTCTACGAGAAATTCACCCAGATCGCAGACGAGCTATCAGCGATACCTCGCTACGTTACAGGCAGCGAGCGCACTGGGGGTGCCGGTCGCACCGCTTCCGGCCTTGCCATGCTCATGGGCAACGCCGCCAAAATTCTTCAGACAGTCGCTGCCAACATCGACAATGACGTCATCCAGCCTATCATCGAGGAACTCTACGACCTGGTTATGCTCACAGACCAGACCGGGCTACTGAGGGGCGACGAATCAATCACCGTCCTCGGCGTGAACGTCGCGATGCAGCGCGAGACCCAGCGCCAGCGGTCGCTGGAGTTCCTGCAGATTACCGGCAACCCGATCGACATGCAGATCATGGGGCCGCGCGGGCGCGCCACGGTGCTGCGCTCGGTGGCAGATGGAATAGGCCTCGACGGCGAGGACATCGTCCCGCCGGACGAGGAAATCCAGGCGATGGCCATGGGTGGTCCGCCAGGTGCCCCTGGTGGACAACCTGGGGCGCCACCGGGCGCTGGACCGCCAGTCCCTCCGCCCGGTGGTCAGCCCCCAGGAGGCAAGCCCAGCGCGCCGCAGGCGCCGCAGATGAACGTCGTCGGCTCGACACCGGGGGCCGGCGCCGGCACCAAACCCAATCCGGCACAAGGGCCGGTGTAACAGGAGCAGTGAGATGGCAAAGAGCACTGGCAAGAAGGCGACTGCCAAGTCGCCGAGTGGGCAGAAGGTATCTGGCGGCGGGTCCGGCAAGATGCACTCTTTTGCCGGCGCGGGGCCGCAGAAGCCTGGGGTGACGGCGACCACCGAGCACAAGGGCAAGGGCGCGCAGTTCGTGCAGCCGGGGCCGAGCGGCAAGATGCACTCGTTCAAGGGCACCGCCCCGCAGAAGTCCGGCCGGTCGGGCCAGAGCTGACCATGGTGCAGAAGACTGCTGCTACCGTCGTCGTCCACCGGGTGTCGGAGATGACGCCCGAGGGCCGCAAGGCGATTACCAAGTGGCTGCGCAGGCAGGCGGCGTGGATCGACAAGTACGGCGACCAGCTCGCCGTGCGGTTCACGGCGCGGTATTTCTACGAGGAGACGCTTTATGGCGAGGACACCGAGGGCGAGCGTGCCGAAGACGAGCGGCCAGGGGGTGTCGCGCCTGTCGTACCAGAAGGGCTACAGCCTGGGGAACAAGGGCAAGGCGTCGTCTAGCGGCATCAAGGAGGGGGCGTCCGTCGCCTCCGCCAAGAGCGAGCCGGTCAAGACGAGCGGCCGGAAGTCGAAGCTGGAGCAGGGCGGCAACATCAACATCTCCTACGGCGAGACGCTGCCGATAGGAGAGCTGACCGACGTCGAGTCGTTTGCCTCTGGCAAGGTGCCTAAAGGGCTGAACCTGGGGCCGGGGAAGAGCAAGAAACTAGGCCCCGGCAAGAGCGACGCCGGGTTCCTGAAGGCGAAGAAATGAAGGGCCTGAAAACAGCCAAGCTGTTGAAGCTGCCGAACCAGGATGTGATGAAGCAGCTGCAAAATTCGCGGCAGACCATTGCTGATTACGCCAAGGTGACGCCGGTCAACTCGGTCGAGAGCGTGTCGCCGATGGTGCAAATTTTGCGTAGACCACGCTGATGGCTGTAGACTACGACAAGCTCATCGACTCGTGCATGGCGTTGCGCGGCTCTTCGCGGGCTGAGTGGGAGAATTTCGTCAGCGCCATGCAGAACCACTCGGCGCAGGTGCTGGCTGAGATGATGTCGTGCCCGCCCGAGATGCTGTCGCGTGCCCAGGGCATGGCGATGGAGGCTGGAAAATTAGCAGGAGTGATGGCGACGGCGCCGCAGCTGTACGAGCAGCGGCTGGTATCGCAGGCTCGCAAGAAGAACGGTAACAATCATGGACAACCCAAATCAACCTACTGAACCGACGGCTGAGGAGAAGTTTGCACCGAAGCTGCCGCAGCAGATAATCGACCAGATGGCCGCGGTGAACGCGGTCATGGGCATACCGGAGAACCAGCCGGATGGTGAGGGTGGCGAAGGCGCGGGTGAGGACGCGGGTGAGGACGCGGGTGAAGGCACTGGCGATGACCGTGCAGCTCCTCCTGAACTGCAGTTTCAGGATGGCCAAGCGCCTCAGCCAGAGGATACCTGGGAGCAGCGAGCCAGGTCGACTCACGGCCGGCTGGAGCAGGCGCTGGCTACCAACCAGCAGATGTCGCGCCGTGTCCACGAGCTGGAGGAGCAGATCAACCTGCTCAAGCTGCGCGGCGCCGAGGCTCCCCAGCAGCCGCCACCGCCGGCAGCCAAGCCGAAGCTGATCAACGAGAAGGAGGTCGAGGAGTACGGCGACGAGTTCTTCGATGTCGTCGGCCGCCGCGCCCGCGAGGAGTTCGTGCCGGAGGTCGAGACGCTGAAGCAGCGGATCGCCCGCCTCGAATCAGGCCAGCAGGCGGTCGGCAAGGTGGTCGAGACGACGCAGAAGCGCGGGCTCTACGACACGCTGTACGAGGTCGTGCCGCAGTGGAAGCAGATCAACCACTCCCCGGCGTTCATCCAGTGGCTGGGAAATCTCGACCCGTATTCGGGCCGGCCACGTCAGGAACTTCTCAGTGACGCGTTCACTAGACATGATTCGAATCGTGTCGTAAATTTCTTCCAGGGATTTTTGTCTGAGGTTACCGGCAACCCACAGACTTCCCAGGCTAGGACACCCTCAGCGCCCCCTCCTGCCAATGGCAGTGGCAGCGGGAGACCCTCCCTGGAAGACTTTGTGGCACCCGGTAGAGCCAGATCGGTGCCGCAAGCCATGTCGCCCGAGAAGCCCGTCTATACGCAAGCCTGGATTGCGAAGTTTTCGGACGACAAGCGAAAGGGGCTCTGGCGTGGCCGGGAGGCCGAGGCCGAGCAGATCGAGCGCGACATCTACCAAGCTCAGCATGAAGGGCGATACCAACCTTAACGCTAATCCTTAGCGAGGATCGCCATGGCTACCGTAACACTCGGGCCGGTCTACCCCCTAGCGGGTTCCGGCACCACGCCACCCATTTATCCCACAGGCCTT